AAAAGTATATGCGAATAAATTTACCAACTGATTTGATTTTAATAAAAACAATGGTTTTTTATTATTTTATAAGGTTTTCATTGAAAAGCCTTATTTTTAAAGGATTATTAATTCTTTAGTTATATATGGTATTTCGTATAAATACTTATGTCTTACGAAAATATAAATTTACAAATTTTGGTTTTGGAATTTAATTCCTTGCAGAAAAAAACCAATGGAGTTTACCCAATAGGTTTTGTAAATTTGTCACTTTTCGCTAAAACTTTAAAATCGGTTTTAGTTGGTATTTTATATACCGTAAAAAGATTATTGGAGTCCAAATCCGTAATTTTTAGTAGTTTGGGTAGGTATTAGATAATCCATATAGGATTAATCCCTTAACCAAAACCGTCAATTCAGTAATGGTAAACGGCAAGCGCTTTAGATTAGTTTCTTTAGCCGTTAAATTTTTCCTTTCCTAGTTTCTATAACCTTTAGCAAGTTATACTGATGATGTTAGCTAATAAACCAACACGAAAAACTAGAGAGGTAAATATGACAAAACCAATATATAACTCAGACGGAGTTAATATTAACTATGATGCAAGAGTAGATGTAAAAACTGATGGAAGATATTTCTTCAGATTACAAAATGATGGCATTAAATTTTTCAATGAAAAAGTTTACGGAAAGTTTAGTGAATCAGCTTGTGTAGTTCAATGTTATATAAAAACAAAAGAATATGCAGATGAAGTCATTCAACATTTACGAGATAATGATTGCGAAGTAGATGTTATGGTTGATTTAACAGAAGATTTTGTTGAACAATGGAACTCACAATATAATTAATTAGCCGAAACCAGCGAAGCAATTCAATATTACCTTGTTGAAAAATTACAAGATATATTGATGAGTATATCTTTGCTGGTCTATCTATTGTGATGAATAGATACTGATGATGGCAGTCCCATTAATTATAACTAGGAGGAAAATCATGAAAAAAGGTCATGATATAAAACAAATGGTAGAAAAAATTAACAATGATGTTCAATATAAAAAAGACTATATTGTTGATTTACATTCTACTTCAATTAAACCACATGCTAATGTTAATGAAATGTTTCCAAATTTATGGGCATTTTCTAACAAAGGGCACCAATTAACCGACCATTCATTAGGTCAGTTATGTGGAAGATTGGATATAGGCAGAAGTTACATAAGTAAATGTTTGCCTGTTAGCCAAGAACTTGTTGCTCATAACTTAAATTTTTGGATTAATAAAAACAAAAATAGAAAGTTAATGATTAGAACAAGAGAAGATGGCACCAATGATACGGCAAGAGCAATTATGTCAGATAGGTATAAAAGAATAGATAATGACGTAGTTGTTAACCATAGCTTAAACAAGTTAATGGATATGAATGCTGAATTAAAATATGCTCATTATGATGGGGATTATTTAAATATTACAGCAGTTACACCAAAACTTGAAGGCGAGGTTGAAAAGGACGATATAGTTCAAGGTGGTATTACTATTACCAATTCAGAAGTTGGTGGTGGTAGTTTAATTATCCAACCATTTATTTACAGATTAGTTTGTACTAATGGTATGGTAGCACCTAGATACTTAAATCGTTTCTATGCTAGACATGTTGGTAAAATAGTAATTGATACAGAAAAAGACGACCAATGGATTACTATTATTGACAATATGAAAAAACAAATTGAGTTGGTAAGTAATTCTGAATTGTTTCAGGAAAACTTACAGAAATTAAAAGATGCTACCAAGCAATCTATTAATTCACATCAAATTGTTCAATTAGCAAAAAGACAAGGCGTATCTGATTCGGAAAGGGCTCAAATTTTTGAAAGATTGGGTAAATATGTTGGAGATACATTTACTACTTCAAAATATGAGTTAGCTAATGCAATAACTAATTTAGCTAATGATGAGGATAAAACAGATGACAGAGCCAGATTCTTACAAGAACTTGGTGGATTAGTTATCTTTGCTAACAATCCAATGCAGATTAGAGTGTAATATGTCCGAGAAAACAAAAAGACAAAACGATGAAATCTATGTAACTTTAGGTAAAGGTTATAATGGTGAATTACCTGTTTCTGTTTATATGGGTGAAAAAAACAATCAAGAAAATGTAAATAATTTTTTTAAATTATTACATAATGATAGAAAATATCGTGAAGAATTTTTATCAAATTTTTTACGGTGTAGTATTGCCGATGAAGATGAAATGGGAGAAGATAAAACCGTTTATCTTAATGATGATAAATCTGCTTATATTGATAAAAAAGGTAAAAAAGTAAAATTTATTTTTATATCAGATGAGCCAGAAATTTGGGCAAAATAGACGAAACAAGGGGATTAATTCCCCTTGTCTATTTAGGGTTGTTCCTAAATACTGATGAGTCAGCTACTCAATAAAACTAGAAGGGAGCGAACATGCTATTTTTTGGTAAAAGTAAAAATGATTGGAAAGCATTAGAACTTTATTATCGTAGAGAGTGGATATGCTTTTTAGTTGGTTTTATTATAGGGAGTCTATTATGGTAGATTCTTGGAAAGACAAAAGAATTAGTGCTATGAACAGAGTTATAAAAAACAAAGGTTGTAGCACTATTGACTATTTAGAGGAATATGATTCCGTTTGTTCTTCTAAAGCAAAAAATAAAATGGAATATAAACTAGAAAGGGCAAAGCATGAAAAAGTGGATACTTTTAATGTTCTTCGTCACAAATTGTACGTATAATCCTGTCATTGACACTGCTGGACGGAGTGGTACTTTTGATACAAGCAAAGCCGTAGAAATTACTAATGATTTGCAACATTGTAAAACAGTTGCAGATAATAATAGTACTTTTTGGGGTGGAATTGTTTTTTGGATTGAAAGTCCAACGGCAGATACGCAACATGAATCTATATATAGAAAATGTTTAATTAATCGTGGTCATTCGGTTTTAAACTAGAAAGGCATATATGGATAAAGTAACAAAAACCAATTTTATGGTTAAAGGTATGGTGGAGTCATTTAATAAAAATGCCAATGCTAAACTTTTAAATCAAATTATTGGTATCAAGTTTAAGAATATTAGACTTGATAATAAAATAACTGCTGAAGCAGTAGTTCAAGACAATCCTAAATATTTCAATTCAATTTTTGATTTATATAGGTTTGAATCTGGAGTAAAAACTGATTTAGCTAGAGTATTTGCTTTATCAAATTATTATAATTATGATTTGAATATACTTTGGCGACAATTTAGTTGGAAAGGTAAAAAATGTGGAAAAAATACCCACTAAATAACGGCATAATATTAAGCTACAATGATGATAAGCATATGTATTATGTTAATGATAAAAAGGTAGAATCGGTTACAGGAATTTGTAGTCGTGGTATACCAAAACCTCAATTAACTAATTGGTTAGTTAATACACCTTTAAATGAAGTTAAAAGGTTGATTAATGAAAAATTAGATCTTGGGGAGCCAATAGATAGAGCAGTATTAGAAAGAATATTTGCTTCTGCTAAAAAGAAACCTGATTCATTTAGAGATGAGGGTGCTTTGGTAGGGTCAGTTGTTCATGGTTTAATTGAGGACTATCTAAAAGGCAAAGAAATTCCGCAACAATCGGATAAAGCAGTAGTTAATTGCTGGAATGCTTTTCTTGGTTGGTGGAATAAACAAAAGTACGAGGTAGTTGAAATAGAGAAAAAAATCTATTGTAAAAAATATAACTATGCTGGTACTCTTGACCTCATCTGTAAAGATGAGAAAGGAAATCTTGTTTTAATGGATATTAAGACAAGTAACTTCATAACATTTGACTATTATTTGCAGTTAAATGCTTATAAGTTTGCATATGAGGAAGAAACTGGAAAAAAAGTTTCTAAATCTTTTATAGTTAAATTATCTAAAAAAGAGGCAGAAATTGAAATAAAGGAAATTCCTCTAAATAAAAAACTGTTCAATGCTTTCATTGGAGCAAAATATGTAATGGAACAAATGGAAAGTGTTGAATATTAACATAGGAGAATCTGATGCAATATAATAAAGCACAGTACAATAACGGTTATCAGAATAAGAATTATAATAATTCATCTGATAATACAGGCGGACAAGCTAAAATAAAATCCACGAAAAAAGATGGAGTTATTTTAGAAGTTATCCTAAACAATCAAAATTTAGTTTTGAAAGGTTTTTGGGATAATAAAAACAGTGGTTGGAAATTGTTTCCTTATTATGATAAGACAAAACAAAATCCAGCATGGAACAAACCTAAAGCACCAACTCATGAAATGGACGATCAGTTGCCACAATCCGAACAGGAATGGTCACAAAGACCAGCGACTGATTTTGACCCACAAGAGTATGAGCAACAATTAGGTCAGAACGACTATAAGTAATGGACGATAAAGATTCATTACCTACTTATATTGAAATGAGACCACCTCATTTTGACCCTCATAAGATTATAGTTTATTTAGATCATTATGATAAAAAATTGATTAATGCTGAAATAGATTATGATGAGGCAAAAGATCAAAAAGAGGAAATGTTTGATTTTGTTATAAGTGAAAAGGTATCCAATGAGTCTATATCTGTTGCACAAGCTAAAGTTAAAGCTAATAATGATGAAAGATATAAAAAGCTAAAATTGGAACTATCCAAAAGAAAAGCATATTATCTTTTATGTAAAGTGCAATCTAAAAATGCTCATAGTTATTGTGAAAACTTAAAACAAAAATCTATTAATGAATTAGCAACAGAAAAGCTAACAAGAAATTAATAGTTATGAGGGGGAGAAATCCCCCTTATTTAATGCTTGGTAAATTCTAATCCTTTTAAATCCGTATTCTCGGTTATTTGTTCAAATGTATGGTTAACATCTATAACCCTTATATCATCAAATTTTGTAATTTCATTTATAGTATTATTTATTTTTGGAAACATAGGATAGGTGTCAATAAATCTAAAACAAACAAAATGTCCATATGGACTATAATTAGATTCTAATTGTAGTTCTAATTCTGTAATTACTGCATCTATCATAGGATAGATATAGCATTAATTGAATTTAAAAACTACTTCTTACGCATTATATCAGCACCCTTTAATCCATAAATCGCCGATACTACACCGATAAAAATTGCTTGATACCAATAAGGTAATTTATTGAAATATTCAAAAAATAATTCTAATTTATTACGAATTTCCACGTCGTCAGTAAAAATAGAATAACCCAATATAAGAATAGGAATAGATATGAGAATGAGGACAAATTCATCTTTGTAACCATTATCGTTGCTCTCAATAATTTTCGCTTTATATTCAATGTCGCCCTTTGCCATTTTTTCAGCATGCAACATTTGTGCATCTGACATTAGTTGTTTTGTACGTTGTTTATTTTGGTATAATTTCGCACCTGTCTTTACACCTAATGATAATAAATTCAACCACATAATTATTTCTCCTGTATTTTTTCTATAAGCATATCAATAACATGCTTTGCTTTGTCTAAATCTTTTATTTGTTCTTTTATGTTTTTATGTTTTAAATTATACCTTGATATATATTTAACCACCTTTGTTTGACAAGCATTAAGGTTATTATCCATTGAATAATCTAAAGGTTGGATTTTAAGCCTTTTATACCAATCTCCACCCACTTGGTCGGAAAAAGCAGATTCATCATTCTGTGTGGCTCTGTGGCTCTTTAAAAGGGTATTTTTAAGCTTATTAGACTTACTCATACAAGTCTTTTAATCCAATCTCCTTTGTTATTCAAGACTAAAGGTAATAATTTTGGTATTCCATCTAATATAATAGCACAACCTAGAATAAACCTTGTTTTAAAATTCTTTGCATAATTAAACGCCATACTTTTTTGGTTTATCATGCACCCCACATTCATTGCAAAAAACAAGTTGTCAGGGTTAGCCCAATAACTAATTAAAAATTTTGTATGGTAGTGTCCTTGAACGGCTGACATTCCCATAGTTTGCGACACCTTTAAAACATCAGCACTTCTGCCGTGCGTAAAAAAACATCTTTGTCCGTTTGACATTGTTAATGTTAAGTCATCTACCCATTTCCATTTTCTAGTTCCTAAAAATTCTCCATATGGTTTTAAAAATGCTTTTGACATTCCAAATTTTAATGCTCGTCTATAAACTAAACTACTATGATTAGAATCTACTTCAGTTACTTCTGGATATATATCTTCAATTTGTTTTATATATTCTTTTGCTTTGTCTAATTCATGTCCAGCAGAATATAAATCTGGATTATGTTCGTGCATACTTATTGCGTGAAAATCTAGAAGATCGCCTATATTAACAACCATATCTGGTTTATATTCTTTTTTTATTTCTTTTAAGAATATAATTGAATCTTTATGTTGATATGGCAAGTGCATATCTGAAATAACCAAAATTCTTTTATTAGCCATACAAGTTCCACTTGTATATTTATTTTGAGAAAATGTAAAGTATTTGCGTTAAGAATACGATTGCAACGGCACCTACACCATAAACAATCCATGTTGTTAATTTATCAAATTTAGAATCTAATTTATCTATATCTTGGTGCATATGTTTTAAATCATTATTTTCGATTTTATAAATAGATTTTTTTAATCCTGTTATATGACCATATAAAGCTATAATATGCTCTCCTGTTGTTCTTGGTTTTTTGCTCATTATTTTTTTTTTGATTTATATTTTTTTATTCTTTGAGCAATATAGATATTTTTATATAAACTTACTTTTTTACCAAACCTTTTATCAGCACTTCTTTTAGCCGATTTATATGCTTTAGATTTTTTATTGAAGGATTTAGGTTTTCCTAATCTTTTTGGTCTAGCAGATGCATATATAGGTTTTTTTCTAGCCATTATTTACCAACGCTTTTCATTGCTCTTGTATGAGCAGATTGAAAAGTAGCACCTTTTTTCATAGCAAGTGCCATTGAACGCATATGCTTTAAACTATGATGTCTTGCATGTTTACGCATAGTTTTTTGTTGGCTAGGTTTTAATCCTTTTATAATGCCTTTTATAGATGCTACTTTTACCATTTATTTCTTCTTCTTTTTTTTCTTCTTTTTCTTTTTTTTAGAATGTCCGTAATGATAAGGCATTATTTCCTCGCTTTCTTTTTCTTTTTCTTTTTACTTTTTAAAATAGCTTTTTGTAAAGCTGGTGGTAGTTTTTTTTGCTTTGTTGTTAACATTATATTCTCCTTTAATTTGCAAATTTACCATCTGACCATTTGGCATCTGGTAATCCATTTTTAAATTCTTTGCCATCAAACGTCAATACTTGTTTTCTATTACTGCCTTCTTTATAGCTACAATGTACCCAACCACTATTTCCACCTTCTTCTTCTTTCCAAAATTCTAATATTAATTGGTCGAAATCGCAGTTATTTTGAATCCAAAGTGCTAATTGTAAATTAGAAATTCCCATAATTTCAAAATCTACCGCCTCTCCACGAGTATGTTGACTTGTTTTTTTACTTCCTATTGCTTCACATAATTCTTCACTACGATAGCCAGAGGTAATGAAAATTGGTTTGTCAAATTTTATACGGCACGGTTCTAAAACCGCATAACATAAATCGGTTAAGTTTTTTATTTCTCCACTTCCAGCTTTGTTTTTTATTCCAAGCCTTGTTGCAGTTGAGCTTTTTTCAAACTCAGATAATTTAAAATGTTTGGATAGTTGCATAATTAATCCTTTCTATCTAGCACAAGTTGGTATTCCAGATGACGTAACAAATGGGTGCCTTGCGAACGCCCAATAAATATAAGGTACTCCATCTGCATTATGACTTTTATCTGTTGTTGGAACATTAAAACCATTTGAAAAAATATTAAGTCTGTTAATACCACTACCCTCTGCTGAGGTTTCATTCGGTCTTAAATATTCATTATCTTCGTTAAAACCATCTCTAAGATCGTCATGCAAAAACCATGAGTCTGTGCTTCCTGTCAATTTTTTTACTAGCACAAATGCGGGTCTGAAACCTGTATAAATAAAAGTTGGATCAGAAGAAACTTCGTTCCCAAAATATTTACCGAACTTGCTATATCCCTTAACATTATGAAAACACCAAGCAATCATGTTTATTCCATCTGCATTTGTATCAAGTGTGCTACCAAGTGTAAAAACAGAAGATGTTGGTGCAGTATCATTAAATCTTAATGTGCTTGTTTGTTCTGAGCCTGTTAAATCGAATTCTAAAAATTTATTAAAACCTACAACACTTAAACCCATAACTCTTTGACCTCCTTGATTTCTTCTTGTAACTAAAACCACATCAGGTGCAGAGTTTAAACCATGTGGAACTGTGTGACCAGCAGTGCCATTTCCCTCAAATGCAACAATAGAAATTCCAGCAGTAGTATTAACAGAGCCAGAATATGATTTTGAAGTTCCTGACCCTCCTGTAGTTCCTGAGATAGATGTTCCAGCCTTCCAGCTCCAACTTGCAAATGTTCCTGATGAATTATTTGCATCTCCATTTGTTCCAACTGTAAATCCATTTGTATCGAAAGAAGTCATTTTTTGTGCATCAGTAGTTTCTGCATCAGAAGAATTTGATTTTAACATTTTAGTAGCACCTCTAACTGAATCATGTAAATGCCATGCTGTGGCACTATCTCGGCGTTTTACCCAGACCATGTCAGGTTGCATATTTTCAGATTCAGTATAAGTAATGGCATGTGAACTGCCTGTGCCACTATATGTTTTACATCTAAAATAATCAGTTGGTCTATCAATGGTCGTATAACTCATTATCCATACTCCGCTAAGTTTTTTGAGTTAAGTGCATAAAAATCTTTTGCTGTACTGTCAAAAGATGCTGAACCCCCATCATTAGGAGAGTATTCAAAATTTCCATATCCATTAGGATCAGCATTACCTGATGAAATTGTATAAGTTGGATTGCCAAAATTGACTTCCCAAACAGATGAATTACTTGAAGTACCATCAGCAACACAAGGAAAATAAAAACCATTAGGTGTACTTGCTGGATCAGTTATTGAAATTCCTGTGCCACTATTTTGAATTGTACCATTTTTTGCAAAATATAATTTATTGTTATCTAAATCTAAATACATTCCTAAAATATCTCCTGTAGTATATGTGCTACCATAAGCTGTTCCACTATCTGTGTTATTGTAAATCTTACCATCTGATGATTTCCATGCCCACTCGTATTGATCGTTTCTACCACCTTCTCCACCACCACCAGCAAGAAAAGTTGAACTATCATCAGGTTGATCTACTGAAATTCCAATATAATTATGAGATGCCGCAGTTGTTAGTTTTGCTTCCATATACCATTTACCTTGACTTAAACCAAAAGTAGAATTTGACCAATAATATTGGCTAGCAGTTGATGGTGTCCATTTACAATTTCCTTCTGAAAAAGTTGATGAGTGTAATGGTAATAAAGGATTTAATGTAGCAAAATTATTTGTACAGCTATCACTTGATTGATCTATGCTAGTTAAATTATTTACAGTAAAGTTATTTCCATTTCCTGATACATCTGCACCTAGACTACCAGAGTTTTCAAAGTCTAAATAGAATCCATTTGTGCCAAAGGTTAAACCAGATACATCTTTCGGCTTCCATATAGAAGAATCTTCATCGAACTCTCCGAAACTCGTTGGGTCTAATGCTTGACCATCTATGAATACAGCTTCAGCTATATAACCATCATAATATTGGTGGCTTCCACCTGAAGTAGTTAATCTTCCAACTTGTAATGTTTCTCCACTATCTAAAAAAGTTATGTCCTGTACAGGATAATCGGAAGTAGCAAAAGAGGTTTCTTGAACTCCATTTACATATAATTTTGCTCTATTTGATGCTGTTCCTTGTGTCGTATCTATTGCTAAAACTATATGATACCAAGCACTTGGGTCTCTAAATAATCGGTTTGTTTTTAAATCTAATCTAGTAATAGTTGGGTCTTTATAAAATGCTCCTAGTTGATCATTTATAAAATAAAGATGATGCCTTGAGTTTGCTGGAGATGAAGTGTCAACAAATCCCATAATACCAAAATTTGAAGAACCTGAAAGTGCTGATCTTTTTACCCAAACAGATGATGTTTGTTTTTTATTATTTGTTGGTGTTGATGCTGTTTTTGTCAAATGATCACTACTCCCATCATCAAATCTTAATGAGTTTGCTACATTAAATGCTGTATCTTTTATGGAGTTAGTTCCTAATATTAATGGCATTAGTTCTCCAATGTTGGAAATTCGCCTAATGGTCTTGTAAATACAGGATTTTCTTCTGTTCCTGTGTTTGTGTATTCGTATAAAGTTTTTAAAGCATCTACATCACTTGCACCATCAATCGCAGTTTCCATCTCGTTTGATTTAGTTCTTACATCTGCTCTAAATGTTGTGATATTACTTGGTACAGAATAATCGGCAACTTCACTAGCTTTGACTACATACCAATCTGTTGGTGTTAATAAATTAGATGCTTGACGTTTCACAATTCTTTTTTTTTCTGTTTTTAAACCATAATTAATTACTTGGTTGCCATCAGCATCTAAAATATTATTACCATCTTCATCTACTGCATTTTCATCTTCTAATCTTTTTGGTGTTGCAGTCCCCCAAGTTTCTGTGACTTGTCCATTTGCAAATGTGTAAGATGAGTTTGTATTAATGTAATATTCAGGGTCTTTGTAATTTGTTTTATCTACTATTACTTCGTAAATACCTATTGCTTCTTTTTCAGCAGTAGTCCAAAGTTCAAAGATTTTAGCTGGGTATCTTACATCTCCTATTACAACTGATTTAGGAAAATTAATATATTGTGTAATATTATTATCTTCTACTATTGCGTACATATTTTAACTTTCACTCAAATTTAATGTTCTACCTACTTCTTGCCAAACTGAACCATTATATCTGAATACTAATATATCAGTTTTACCATCTGTTGAAGTAAATGTTGGTGCAGTTGAAGCCGCAAATTCAAATACAGTATTAAATGCGATTGTGTGTGCGCCATCATAATTTATTTCTAAACAAATAAACGAACCCTCAACTGAATTAGTTGGTGCAGAAAAAGTAGTATTTTCTGTTGTTAAATGATATGCGTTTGGTTTAGCCTGAACGTCCCATGCTACTGCATTTGATGATGATGTTAATGCTTGTTGTGGGATATAAGCTAGATCATTAAATTTAATATATCCTGTTCCATTTGTCGTTACTTGAATATGACCATTAGCACCATCTTCCAGAGTGATGTTTCCAGCGTTGGTTCCAGCATTTGTGTTTAAAATTAAATCTCCTGTACCATTCGTAGTTAAAGTAGCATTTGCGTTGCTATCTCCAATTTGAACTGTATCTGCTTGTAAAGTAACATCTCCTGTTCCATTAGGAACAATATCAATATTTGCATTTGATGTTGAAACTATATCATTTCCATTGACATCTAAATTTCCACCTAGTTGTGGCGTTGTATCTCCTACTAAATCTGCTACTACTGTTGAATCTAAAAAATTAACTGTGTTTGCTGAATAATCTATTGTGGCAAAACTTATATCATCTGTTCCATCAAAAAATTTAATTGTTGGACTAGATGCTGAAGTAGTATCTAACCACATTGTTCCAGCAACTGCTGAAGATGGTCTGGAACTTCCAGAGTTCATCGTATTAATTGCACCTAGAACTGTATTTAAATCAGACCTAAAATCAGGAAAGGACTGATTGGCTATTGTAAAATCACTTGCTTGAGACATAATTGTTTATACCTTTTTTAAAATCCTTTTGCAATAAAATCAAACTCACGAGAAATATTTGAGCCACTTGAATTTTTAAACAAAACATCGAAACTATTAACAGTTTTATTCGAAATTGTAAAGAAATCTCCTGTATTTGCGTCTTCCATTGTTATACCAACTGCATATGCAGTGCTTTTAAATGGTGTTGAAAATGAAACTGTTTTTGTACCTACTCCTGAAGTTATATCATTACCACTAAATATCCTGTCAGGCATATCTACTGTTACTGTAACTTCTTGAATTACAGGTGTTGAGGCTAAATCGCTAGAGGTTAATACTATTCTAAATTTTAAATATCTAGCTGTGTAGTTTCCTATCACAAAATTTTGAAAAGATGTGTATGTAGAGTTATCATCACTTGTTGCTATTTCTAAATGTGCATCACAATTTGCTGGTGTATCTCCGTCGAAGTTAGATTTTGCAGAATCAAAAAATCCACTCCTAGAATCAAACAAGTCGTCTGGGTTTCTTGCTGATTGAGTTAATGAAGCTGTTACCCTTACGGTATGCTTTGCTCCAATATCTACAACATTTGCAAATTCGTAATTACCACTTGCTAAAAAGTCTGCATTTTCAAGACCTGAATCAAAAAATCTTGTAGTATTTGCATCAAATAATCCTGAAGCTGAATCAAACAGCTCACTTGAATTTAATATAAGTGCACTATCAGAAATTGAAACATTTGTTTTAGTTCCAGAAAATGTTGGGTGTTCATTAACTGTTGTTATTGTATTAAAGTTTTCTGCACTTGTAACATTTGATACGATAGCAGTTGCGTTTGATGAAAAATTTCCTAGTTTATCGACTGCTTTTATTAAGTATGTTCCTGCCCTTGCTGGTACGGTTATTGATGTTGCTGGTCTTGAAACTTTGGTAACTAGGTTTACAGAGTTTAACCAATCACCAGAGCCATCTGTTTTTGCTGAAAACCTAATTTGATAATATGCCAAATCCAAGTCGCTAATAGCCGTCCATGAAAGATGAGCATCTTGACCAGTAATATTACATGAAAAGTCTGTCACATCTGAGGGTGGTTCTATCGCTCCTACAATTTTTCTTTGTGCAGATACATAGGTAGAAGATACACCAATATTAGATACTGCTTTTACTCTTACATCATACGTTTCTTGGTCAATAACATTTAAAACCCTATGATTTAATGTTGAACCTTGTGCGTAAATTATAAAATTAGAGTCAGAACTTAACTTATATTCTACTTGATAATAATCTATAAATTGATCTGGCGATACACCTACTGTAATATCTAAAGCAACAATAACTGTTCCATCATTGTATTGAATTAATTGATCAGATAAAGTTACACTAGCTGGTGGTTGTACAACAAATGGATTTGGTAATGTTGTTGATGGTGTACTAGCAACTTGTGTTTTTGTAGCCCACGTATAGTGTGAGGATTGATATTCCACTAAAGATAAACCAATAGTGTAATCATCATTAAAAGTGATAGCTAAAACTCTAAATGCTTTTGAACTAAATCCTAATGAAGCTATTGAAATATTTACAATGTCGCCAATGTGGAGTTCGTATGCCTTAAATCCTACATTTAAATTTAATCCTAAAGATTCCCTACTTCTTCGTAATATAATCTCTGCCATTTCTTCTGCTTGATATGGACTTGTTATAGTTCTAAATTCAAATCTTCCCTCAAGCAAAAATCCACCATCTGCTGTTTTCATTGTTGAGTGTTGATCTGCACTTGCTAAACCAGAGTCGTCAGCTGGAGGAAATTGTACTTCATCTACTTGATAATTACGATCTGGATTTACAAAACTACAAATCACTCTATTGTATTTTGTATTTTTTGATGGCGATGCTAATGCATATCCTTCGATTATATCATCTTCATTTAAAGTTATACTTGCTGAGCCTGTAGCTTCTATTATTAATTTATATTTACCTTGAACAAATGGTAAATAGCCTCTGCAACCTTTTATAATTTCTCTAACGTTATCTATAACTCTTTTTGATGTGTCTATTACTGCATTACAATCAAATATATTTATATCGCTTGCACCTGAGTAAGGAGTAACTTGTGTAACACAAACTTGTGAAGCATCATAAAAACTTTGTAAATTTATACTTGATGTTGCAATACCTTTTCCATATCTTTCATTTCTTAAATAATCCAATAAGCAAAATGCTGGATTAGTAGAAAAAGATGCAGTTTGTTCTGATAAATCAGATGCTAATGTTACTACTTTTTTACCTTTTATTTTTGCTTGTACTAATGGTATTCCAGAAAACACATCTTGATTCCATTTAAATCTTAATGCTAAATAACAAATTCCTCTTAACCTATGATTGCTACCCCATGAAGATAAAGTTGATAAAACACTTGATGCTACTTGATCGTCTTTACCTAAAAAAGCTTGTATTTGAATATGACTTGATGAATCTTTATAATAATTACTATCGCTACTTGCAACTTCTCTTACTGTGCCATGTGTTAATGCACCATCAAATGTAACAACTTTTTCATCTACTCTTATTTCTTCAATAGAATTTATTTCTCCCTCTGCTAAAGCTAAAGCAACATACAGATACTGATTATCATTTCCTGAAGACTCAATAAAGACTCTAGTTCCACCCACAAGCCTTTCTCCATATACTACAGGAATACTAGCGTCATTAGATTGTTTATTAATTAATATGCCTTTTTCTGTATTATCAAAATCAGATGTTCCATAATCTGGTGCATCTGGTTTCATTGATCTCATAGCTAACCAACCAA